CTTCCGGGTTGTTCTTCCTGCTCTTTGTACGGAACAGCAATGCCTTACTCATTGGTATCGTGTACATTCCGAAGTCCGGTGGCGGCATCTGAGTCATTCCCAGCAGATTGTCCTCGTTGTCGTATTCCCATCGGTAGAGCGTTTCCTGTGCTCTGATAGGTAATTTCTTCCATCCAATCAAACCATCCGTGTACTTACTCTTCGTGGTTGGGTTCTTCGTATTTCCCATGCGGCGCTTATACACGATCTCGTGGAAGCTCCAACCGTAAGTGAGGAAAGATAAGATTTCCGAAATTGTGTCCGTCCAGGTGTCCTGCATATCGTGCATACAGCTTTCTACGAACTCTGCAGCCTCTTTGTCCTTTGCGGTGTCGCCTCCCGGCTCTACATTCCAGTCGCACTGTCTTACCAGCATCTCGATAGCGAAGAGGATCGCACCTACCACATCGTCATTCTCAGACATTTCACGGTAGACCTCTATTCCTCGTGTGCCTCTCAGTTCGTGAAGAAACTCTTCGTAGATTGTTCCTCCGTAGCGTCGCTGACCTATGCGACCGATTTCTTTGTTAGCCATCTGTTCTCACCTCACTTATTCCAATAACTGCGCTTGCCTAACTGGCTATCCTTAGGCGGTGCTGAGTATGTAGCACCGCTCTCCAACTCTGTAAATGCCGACGAGCTTGCATCCACCATATCCTTGAATTTTGACTGTGGGAAGTTCTCGCACTCGTTGAAATACTCTTCATTCCACGGTGCAATCAGCACATCAACATTGCCCTTATCCATGCCTTCAAGCCCTAACCACTGTGCCGAGAACGGTTCTGCTCTCGTAACCTTGTCTCCGGACTCTTGAATGCACTTAACAGCAAAACCAGCCAAGAGCTTCATAAAACTCTGTGCCTGGTCTTTACCTGCTTGGCCTGGGTCCTGTGGAAGTCTTGTTGCTACCCTTCCGTATTTCGCCCTGTCGGCTATGCAGGTCTGCTTTATAATTTCTCTCACATCGGACGAACTCAACCGGCGATTGATAACGTCGGCCACAATGTACCGTCCGTTTCTTCTCTTTCCGATCAGCACGCCTGCTGTGTATGCCGGGTCTCCCTTTTCATCCTCAGATGTTGCCGCAAGGTCCCAGCCTCTCGCCCACTTGATAACATCGGGCGGTATCTCTTCCAGCATATTTACCTTTACTCGCTTGAACATCAAACCTGCGGCGGCTTTAATCTTCCAGTTGCCATGCAGTAGTCGCTCTCTCTGCACAAGAGCCATCGCCTGCAGGTTGGCTAAATACCCTGGGTCATTCTTCATCAGAATTTTGTTATCATGCAGCGTACTCGCAATGAACGTCACGCTCTTAGGCATCGTCTCAGCCTGTTCCGGCTTGACACCGTTCTCGATAGCTCCCTGCACTGCCTCTTCCCTGCTGTCAAACCAGGTAACGACCTCATTCAGTCGCACCATCCAGCGGATCACTCCCGACCGTTCCGGTATTGGGTAGCCGGTCTCTTGGTTTATCCACCAGGAAATGAACTCAGCAACCCAAGAGTCTGCGTCCGGGTTGCAGGTGGCTCGTACATACGGCTTTACACCGGAATCTGTACGGTTTCGAGACAGCATATAAAAGAACTGGTACTCGCTAAAGTGCGTCAGCTCGTCAAATCCTATCATCGTGAGCTGTGAACCCTGCCATTCGTCACAATCTTCATCACGTCCGAGGTGGGCGAAATTGACCGATGCGCCTCTTTTGAAAGTCCAGTGTAGTTTTGGTGTCTTTAACGGCTGGGAACCTTTCACGTAGCGGTAAATCTTTCGTGAACTATCCCATAAGCCTCCTGGAGATGTTACCTGCGTGTAGTCACGTCGGAAGATAGTTGCGTTGTAGTCCGGATTGTTCATGTACCGAAGCGGCTCTAACAGCAGTCCAAAGGTTTTTCCTCCGCCTGCAGCGCCTCCGTAAATGCAAATATCCGCAGAGGTCGCTAAAAACATTTCCTGCGGTCCTTTCTGCGGAGCTAATACGATTTTCTCTTTCATCAATCGTCCCTCCCATTATCCGGAAGGTAAATCTGAACCTCCGCATCATTGTCGCTGGTCTGATCCACATAGTCCTGTGGTCTATCCTGCCAGCGGTCTCTCTGCCGGTTCTTCAACCAAAATATCTGAGCCGTGACATCCGGCGGTACGTGCTTCTTGGTCTTTTCAATCTTGACCGGTTTCACATTGCCGTCCTTGTCATACTCAATGATTTTCTTATCTTCCTCGTACTCATAGCCGGTAGCTCTCTCGTAGAGACTCCTTATTACCTTCGCATCTGATACGCCTTTACCTTCTCCAAGCGCCTTGCCGAATGATTCGTGTTCCTTGGCCCATCGCATAATGGTTCGTTCGGAGACTCCCATGGCAAGGGCGATCTCTTCATTGGTGGCACCCATTGCAGCCAAAGACCACGCCCAGTTATCGTGGTAAGGGGCATTGTATTTTGGCTTAGCTGCCATACATTAACTACCTGCCACTGAGGTAGTCAGCACATAGGTACTCGATCAGTTGCCACCTGTTCTTACTCGTGATTGTCCCTTCCTTCTCAGCTTTCTTGATTGCCTGCTGAATAATGGAAGCGGACTCACCCGGTACCGCATTACTGCCAAACAGTTTAGCGAGGTAGGTCCATTCTCCTTCCTCTGTGAAACCGCAGTCGTCCATCTTCTGAGCGGCGTTCTCGATCATGGAGTGGATAGCCGCACCGACGTTTCGGATGTCCGTAAACTTCTGATACTTGCTAAGTGTCTCCACAAATCCCTTGCACTGCTCGTAGGATGCCACGCCCACAATGTCCGGAGCCTTTGATTCCAGGTCTTTAACCAGTGCGTCCATATCCTTTACCTGGTGCGGAAGGAATGTAAACGTCACATTCTTAAAATCAAACTGAACCGCAGGACTCAGCATCTTGTCGTACTGTTCCAGCGGTTCTTCCATGATCTCCTTGCCGACGAATGACTCAATCATATCGTCCACATCGTCTATCATCTTCACGATTTCTCTCAACGTACTGTCGTCGTCGAAACCGGAAATTGCATTGTGTGCCAGCTGCTTTGCCGCAATCTTGCTTCGTGAGAGACCGGACACATCGACAATAGCGATGATTTCCTTCATCTCTGCGGCACGTGCACTCTTTACTCTGTGGTGGCCGCTGATGATTTCCAGCTTGCCATCCACCAAAACAAAAAGAGGCAGGCTTTCCAGCTGTCCTCGTTTCTTGATGTTGGCGGTCAACTGGTCCTGCATCTCGTTTTTCATTATCCTGGCATTGATGTCCTGCTCCTTAACCTTATCCAGCGGAACCTTGGCGATCACCAAGCCGGAACCCATATCATAGATTACTTCGCATCCTTCGATTTGCTGGATGCTTTTGCTCTGTTCTTCTGCCATTCGTTTTCCCTCCTTAGCCATTCTTGAAGCGTCTGCTGTTCGGTTCTTCCCTCTACCAGTTCAGCCTCATACGTGAGCTTGTAGCCGTTCTTCTTGTCCTCAATCCTGTTTACCAGTTTCATGATGCCTCGCACCTCTTTGTTCTCCGGGTACCTGGTAAGCATTGCGGTGCGCATCTTTGTGACCTTCTCCTGCTCGATATTGTCCAGGAGTGTATCTACAAACTCTCTGTTCTGCGCCAGCATATAACACAGCCTGCCGAGTCGGTACGTCTTGTGTGGTACCTTCATCACGTACCAAACGAATACGCTGTCTGCTGCCATCTTCGAGATGCCGAATACCCCAGCCACATAACCATCAATCAGCAATGCCCTGTTGAACGTCGCCGATGAACCGACAAAGTTGTGAGTCCATAACTCTCTGTAATACTGAGCCTCTGCCGACTTAATCGGGATAACCTGTACCCTGCTATCTTCCTGGATCACATAATCTCTCGGAAGCATACTGCAGTCTAACGGCTGTAACTTGCTCTCTGCCGGACGTTTTATCTTCTTACCGTTTGCAAGAGCGGTTGCCTCTTCCTCTCGATTCGTAGTGATGTAAGCATTCAAATCTGCTCTCGTGCCGGAGCGAGCATATATCGTATATCCTACCGCTTCGCCCGCTCTCTTCTCCTGGTAACAGATAACCAACGCCTTTGCATCCATGCAGAGGTCGTAGAACTGCTGGTGCCCTGTCTCCGGATCAAACAGTTCATACGGCGGTTCCTTCCAGGTCATCTTGCCCTGTGTGTCGTAGAACTTCTCATAGCCGGAGAAGTAGGTCGGTGGATTTGCAATAACCAAAGCGTGCGGATCGTCCAGTACCTCTTTCAGATGCTCCCACATATCCAACGGTCTGTAGCTCATGCCACCTAGCAGATTCTTGATTACCTCTATCTGCCGATTGATACTCTCGATGTATTCCTCTCGTCTGAGGCGTAGGTCTGTGAGTATCTGATAGAAATAATCATTGCCCGCATTCTTCGAGGTTCTGAGGTACAGCTGCGCATACAATGCCGTTGCCGGGTCAAGAAGCTCTTCGTCACTAAAGCCTTGTGCGTGGATTTCCAGCGGCTCTAATGACTGGCCGGTAATCGCATACCCGAGAACTGTTGACATCATATTGACGTCGCTGGTCTCGATCTGCTCCGGCTTAAACCCATTCTGTACTGCCAGGTTCGCCATTGCAAAGGTGCCAGCACATGGCTCAACAAACCTTGTATATCCGGACTTTGCTGCAGTCTCTATCAGAGTAACAAGAAACTTCTGCTCCGACGGACCTAAGCACCCAAGGAACATTGCTCCCGGATCCATAAAAAATGCCATATCCTTGTCTCCTTCCCTAAAAATTGTTCAATATATACAAAAAGCCGAGGCGGCTCCCTGGTACTGACCCGGGGATTTTTGATACCTGCCTCAGCATATTGCACAAAAAAGACCTCAGACCCGAAGGACACTGAGGTACGTTCCGTGATAACAAATAAGGCACCGTACCCTTTCGGATGCGATGCCGTTGTTTTTGGACCGGAACCCTGCGATGAACAGGACCTTAACTATGGAATAGCCACGTGCTACTTACACCAGTTCCGGATGTTATGATTAAATCCCTGCCAAACCAAACAAACTCAGCTGCTCGTAACCAGGTTCTTCCTTCCTGGCTTCGACTGCCTTTTTGACAGGTTCCTTGCTTTCTTTCTTGACTGCAGGCTTCTTGACCTTCGGCTCTGACGGATCGTATAGCTCCTCAATCAGTTCCCCGGTCTGTTCCGCCCACCATTCAGCGAATACAGTTCTGTGGCACCAGTCGCCCGGCACTCTCACATCTTCGTAGCAGAGAAGCACAAGCTCTTTCCCTTCGGCTCTTGCCTCTTCGTCCATTCGCTGTACCATGTCAATGATTCTGTCTGTACCGATACCTTCCAACTTCTCGTAATATGCAGGCTTGAACCTGTCAAGCTCCATATTTAGCATATAGCCTTTCGGTGCCAGCGAGTAGCACTGCTTTCTCAGCGTGTACCCCAGCGGAAACTTCGGTGTTCCGATGCTTATTCCTACCGGGTAATACTTACCGCTCTGTAACTCCTTATTGCTATACCTGCTAATCCAAATTGCCATCTCAATCACTCCTTTTATGCTGGTTGTTTATAGTTTAATTATACTATACAGACCTGCCTAAGTACACTGAAATAGCCTTATTTAACCGATTGTTCATATTTCCTCTTCGGCTAACTGGCAGGGATTTCACCCTGCCGTTGGGAAGAAATACAACTGGCTATTTTTAGGGGTGACATTTGGGTTATCGGCTAATTAGCATATTACCACTTGGTAATTCTTTATGCAACCTACTCATTTTCTACCAGGTTGTTTTACAGCCACAGGGAGCGTTTAGAAATCCGCACCCAGTAAGTAAATAGCCACAATGCCACATGCTATTCCTATGTCCTTGTAGACGGTCTTATCGCTTATGTTTTCTACTTCCGAAATCTCCTGCACCGTATAAGGTTTTTCGTCCAGGTACATCATGCTTAACTCTCTGTAACGGCGCTTCGCCTCTTCGCTTCCGCTCTTTTCACACTCCTCACGGTACATTTCGGTCGCTTTTTCTATCCGGAACACACAGTATAAATCTTCTTCACGCTTGCGCTCCGTATCTTTGATTGTCCTCTCGGACTTTCCTGCTATCTCTCTTGTGTTTCCCATAAGGTCCTCAACGAACTTCCATCTCAGTTCTGCCTGCTCCTCCGGAGTGAACTGCTCTCCATCCGATAACGTCGCCTTAATTCTTCTGTACGAGCTGAGCAGCTTCTTTGTCTTTCTGACTTTGCTATCTTCCTTCTTTCTCCTACGCTCTTCCTTCTTCTGTTCTTCCTTGTATGCCCTTACGCCTTCCTTGGCACCGATAGCAGCTATTTGGTTGATCTGTTCCTGCGTTAGGGGGAAGATTGCTTCGCCCTTTTCCTTCTCCTTATTCTCCGTTGCCATAATGTCGCCTCCTTGACTTTTCTCGCATATGCGAGTATAATATTCTCAGTCACGAGTCGTTCCTGTCAAAGGGGCGTCTTTTCTTTTTCTCAACGGTTTCTTGCCTTGCAGGTGGCAAAGTGTGATATGTAGCCAAAGCCTTCTGCACTCTCGGATGATACCTTATCAGCACATACGACCTCGCCTTCCGGCGTAACTATCTTCTCCTTTGCCTTCACTCCTGCTCCTGGCCTGCGGTAGCTGATCATCGTAGGGTCTACCGGCATATTCTTTCCAGCCTTTGTCTTAACCCACATAATATGACACCCGCAGTTCCTGCAAGTCCCGAACGGATCATGGGACCTCGTGGGATTTTATCACTCCTTTCTTTCGTTTTTTAATGCACATTCCAGTGCTTCTCTCAATACGCCGACGTTCAAATCTGCCATCTCTATGTCTTTTTCATTCAGCAAGTCTATCTGTATTTGAAACCTACTCCTTCTTTCGGTGTAGAACGAGCAATCTCCATATCTGTCACAGGAGCTTTCTGCCGGGATGTCGTAATGTATATGTTCATCGCCGTCTATGAAGTGATGCCCGCAGTCGCCTTTATGTTTTGTACAATTTTTGCAATTCATCATTCGCCTCCTACAGTCCGTCGAACCATTCTGACAGCTTTCGTGTGCTTCCATCTGCCATCTCTATTTTAGGCTCTTCTACCATCACTGTTCCGGTTATGTTAGCTCTTACCTTGCCCGAAATAATGTGTACTCCATTCTCAGCGGATATTCTTTGAGCCACAGCCTCCATATATCTTTCAAGTGTATAAAGTACGCTTGCGTCAATCGGTTTTCCTGTGAACTTTTGAGACATATTTTCAAATTCCTCATAAAATTCGTTTTGTATTCTGTCCCTGGTTTCGACCATTTCTGAAATCATTTTCTTTCCTCCTATATGTTCAACCATATCAAGGCTACAACTCCTGCTATAAGCATGATCGGTGCCATGACGATAAACAATACTGCTCCTACCGTTCCTATAAACTCGCCTACCCTTGTTTCGTCGCAGGTATCTATGCCACCACATATGAAATACTGCCCTTCGCCCGTTTCCGGATCAATTACTCTATCACAGCACTTTCCATTGCATCCATACATTTGTTGCCGCCTCTTTACCGCTTCCTCTTCTGTCTCTTTGCGCCTTCGCACCTATTTCACCCCCCCCGCTCGATTTTCTTCAATTCCTCGATGCTGATGATTCTGCAGTCCGGGAGCATTATATGCACATCTCCCAGGTTGACCGCAGTACCTTCAATTCTCATTTTGGGATAACTTACCAGCACCGAGCATTCCTGCGCTATTCTGTGTGCGTTGTCTGAGATAATCTTCCGGACTCTCTTCTGATCTGCCACTGAGGTTCGCTTACCGTTGACCGGTATCTTCCGGAACTCAGTCTGCATCTCAGTCTCTCCTTTGTATATCCGCTCATACACGTATAAGAAACCTCTTGCCATATCGCTTATCCTTTCTCTTCGTCCGCTACAATCTTTGCCTTTTCTCCGGTATCTTTGATTTCAAGCATCACGCCAGGCTTCAAATATGCGATTGCTACCGGATGCCCGAAGAAATCCTTTGCAGCTCTTCTCAGCTTTTTCTCATACTTTGCCATCTTCTTTGCAGCGTGCGCTCTTACCCATTCTCTCGCAAATTTCATCTGCTCCATATCGCTCTCCGGTGTATTCATTCTGCCTCCTTACTTTCTGTTCGGTTTCTTAATTCTCTCAATCTCCTGCAGGGAAGGTTTGCCTACGCACTTCTCCATACCAGCCGCCAGTTCCTTTGCTCCTGGGTTGTTCTTCTCGACTTCATCTGCCAGGTGGCGCAGGACTAAAACTATCAGTCCCGCGTCGTTCTTGGCGTATGGAGATATGCTGTCAATAACCCTCTCTGAGTAATACTGCAGGCCGTGGCTCACCAGGTTCATTGCCTGCTTGGTCTTGCCCTTTGCAATCAATTCATTGCCTCTGTCTACATAACTACTCACTCTTGGTTTCACCAGTCCCATATCTACTCCTCCGGATCTTCGTAATCGTAACCTTCTGTGTCTGCATCGCCCAGGATGTCGTCGGTAATATCCTCCGGCTCTTCCTCGTTAGGTTTCTCGGCCGGTGTATCTCCCGGCTCTTCGCCGTTCTCTTCCGACTGTGTTTCTTCCTCTGCAGGCTGGGTGTCTGTTTCCTCTGTCTTCGCAGGCTTCTCTTCGTCTGCCGGTCCAGGTAACGCCGGTCTCACATCTGCATCGATGTATGTACCGTCGATAATATCCTCGTTTCCTTCACCTTCCTGCTTCTGACCTTGCATGAAGTCTGAATCAAAAATCGTTCTCTGCTGGGTGTTCGCAATCGGCTGTAATACATAACAACCAGTCTCTTCATCCATAACCATCTCCATCTCGTTATTGAGATTTCCGCCTTTCTCGTCGGTAATCTTTACTGCAGATGTGACTTTGTGCTTGAACTGCGGCTTGCTAATCTCCCTGGACTCTCCCTTGATATTCGGGTCGTAGTTCGGGATAAATTCCTTCACCATGGTAACGTCAATCTTAATTGTCATACTTCCTTCGTTGGACTGCTTCTCAATCATGTTTCCAAGAAGTCTCTGCAGGGCAAAATTCATATCGTGCTTCATATTCTCGAAGGTATCGCTGTCGAAATCCAATTTCTTGTCAAAATCATTCATCACTTACTCTCCTTTGCAATCTTGCCGTATTTGATATTGTTCTCATTCATAAAAGCAATCAGTTTCCCCAGCTGCTCCTTAGTTCCGTCTGCAAAGAAACGTACTCTGTACTTCTTTTCCTGCTCAGGTTCTTCTTTTGGCGCAAACGGATCAATCACCTGCGCTGCTGGTGCCGCCTGCGTTTCTCCGGCTACTGCCTGGGCGAATGCCGATTTTTCAATAGACTCAATCACCTTACCCATTTCGGACTGAGGTTCTGTCTGTTCGACTTCTGCGGCGGCTTCCTGTGCTTTCTTAGCTTCTGCCGCTTTACGCTCCGCTTCTTCTGCCTCACGCTTTGCCTGCTCCTCAGCTTCTTTCTGCTTGCGGATTTCTTCCTGGCGTTTTCTCTCGGCCTCTTCCTCAGCCTTACGGCGCTTGTCCGCTTCCAGTTTTTCTTCCAGGTCTGCCAGCCTCTTGTTCTCTGCCAGGGCCTTGCTGAGGTCCAGGGTCTTGATATACACATCCTTCGCATTCAGCTTATACTTACTATCCAGGCTGTCGATAGTCTCCAAATCCGTCTTAACCGTGTCGATTCTGTTCACGATTTCCTTCTGTGCGGTTGCCAGCTTATATGTCTGATTAAGGTAACGGCTGTCGAAAATCTTTTCAAACGGCAATACCTCTGCCAAATCTCCGATATTTTCATCGTAGGTAGCCTTGATAGCCGCTTTCTTTTCTTCCTTCTGTTTCTCCTCGAACGCCTTTACCTGCTGGTCGATCAGTGCAACCGGCTCATTGATAAGTGCCGTGATTTCCTTTAACTCTGCCTCGAACACTGCATAAGGTTCATTGATGATGTTCTTTACC